TTAGAATTGAAGACTCGGCTGGTGTTGCGGTTGGTAGATTACAAGCCAATGCTGGAGATGGAAATATTAATTTATTTGAGCAGAGCGGTTATGCGTTAACATTCGGAACATCTAACTCCGAACGAATGCGCATCACCTCAGGCGGCAACGTTGGGATTGGGACGAGTTCGCCGACTGCTCCTTTACAAGTAACTGGTCAAAGTGCAAGTCCAAATAATGGGTTTTTCCTTAGTACAAATTCTTTTACCTTACTTTCTTCAGGCTCATTACTTAGAATGGGACACGTTGCATCTTCTGGCAACACAACCGCAATTATTGAAAATCTAGGTTCTGGAGGCCAATCGGCTGCAAATATTGCATTTCCAGGCGGCAACGTCCTGATTGGAACGACAACAGACGTAGGCGCAAGGCTACACGTTAACGGCGCAGTCAGAACAGGAACACTTACAGCAGGTACACAAACGGCTGCTGTTGATTGGAGATTAGGTAACGCTAGAGGTGGGTCTGCTACAGCAAACGCACTTGTAAGAGTACAAATAAATGGGGTATTAGTAGACTTAATAGGTAATTACGTATAAACAAACAAACAATATGAAAACAATCTCTCCAGTCTCAATCTGGGACAACGGACAAACAGTAGAAGCTAAAATCTTAAACGCTTACGCTGTAAATGTTACACTAGGTACAAGTGCGACATTTTATTATTCACTACTTTCTGAAACAGCAGAGGGTTATGTAGGTCAACAAGTGACTCAAGGAAACTTGAACATGACTGGTGAAGCTTATCAAGAATGGAATCAGGATGAGTTTGCATGGGAATGGGTGGCAGCACAGCTGAACCTAACCATCACAGGTGACTATGTTCCACCAGTACCTCCATCTCCTGAGCCAACTCCTGAACCACCTGTAACCGCAGAATAATCATGGCAAATATTAATTCATACCCTACAGACGGAAGCGTATCTTACGCTGACAAGTTGATTGGTACTGATGCTGAGGACAGCAACAAGACTAAGAACTTTACAATTGGAAGTATTCTATCTATGCCACTGCCTAGCGTTCCTGTATATGCTAATAATGCAGCTGCTATTGCTGGTGGCCTTGCTGTTGGACGTGTGTACAGAATCACAGGGACAGGGCAGTTAGGGATAGTTTACACTCCTTAATCATCCCTACTTAAATCAAATCAAATGGACATAAGAAAAATATCGGTAGGACCAGATTACAAGGGTAGCTCAATGCACTACATCGTAGGGCAGAAGGTGCTTGGCGATTCATACGAAATAGAGGCTATCCTTTTTAATATTGACTTAGGATCAATACGTGTTTATATTAGAAACGAAAAGAATGAGACTTTGATGTGGAAGGAATTCAACCACAACATGCCCATTGCTATTGAATACAATATAAATTACTGATGCAGTCACCATTCGACTTTATCGTAAGACCTGTGAAGGGTGAGCGATACAATAACACCAAGGAGGTTGGTGGCATAGACCTTATTGTCAATACCTCAGAGGAGGACCACAAGTTCTCAAACCGATATGCTGAGGTGCTTGAGGTACCGTATGGATACGATGGTCCTATACGGCAGGGTGATATCCTACTCGTGCACCACAACGTGTTCAAGTTTTACAACGACATTCAGGGTAGACGAAAGAGCGGTAGGTCATTTTTTAGAGACGATAAGTTCTTCATTGAGCCTGACCAGTTCTACCTATATAAACGCTTGGATAAGTGGAACACTTATTCAAGGTATTGCTTTGTCAAGCCCATCCCTGCTATCGAGAGTTACATCATGAAGCCATTTTCCCATGAACCCCTCATGGGAACTATGGTTTACCCGAACGCCTATCTCATATCGCAAGGAGTAAATGCAGGAGACAAGGTGTGCTTCAAGCCAGACAGTGAGTATGAGTTTGATGTGGATGGAGAGAAGCTATATAGAATGTTTGATCATCAAATAACTATGGTGCTATGAGAGATCCGAAAGAAATAAAACTGAAGATTATTGAGGCAGGTCACCAGGCTGTTGAGCAGTTGATTAAGGTAGCTAAGGAGGCAATCATTAAGCCTGAGGATGAGAGTGAACTATCTGCGGATAGGCTGAAGAATGCGGCTGCTACAAAGAAGCTGGCCATCTTTGATGCCTTTGAGATTCTCAATAGGATAGAGGCGGAGCGTGAGGCTCTTGAGATGTTGGATAAAGGAGTAAACAGAACAGATACTAAACAAGGTTTTGCAGAGCGAAGGTCTATATCGAATCGTTAAGGATCATGTTCCACAGAACGCTATCAGTAAAAAGAATAGCGGAAGGTCATGGCTGTACGGCTACAATGAGCAGTACGACATGGTGGTCATATCTAGGACTGGACAGATTGGAGAGATAGTCAACATACAGGGCCTGACTGTGGCATTGCCACTTACCCCTAAGGAGTGCTATCAAAGAAGCAAGACTTCTTCGATGCAGTACTGGGAGAGGGAAGAACTGCCAAAGGAGCTATCTAAGATTCAGTCAATATTCCAATGGAACGAGATGCCTACTGAGTTTAAGGACCGGTGGGTAGACTACATTGAGGGCGAGTTTAACAGGCGTGAGGAAGGGATGTGGTTCATGAATAATGGAACACCTACCTACATTACTGGAGCCCACTACATGTACCTGCAATGGTCTAGTATTGACGTTGGATACGCAGACTACCGTGAGGCTAATAGAATATTCTTTATCTTCTGGGAGGCATGCAGGGCAGACCCACGTTCGTTTGGTATGATATACCTAAAGATTAGACGCTCAGGGTTCTCGTTCATGTCATCCTCAGAGTGCGTCAACATAGCAACTCTTGCTCGTGACTCTCGTGTTGGTATACTGTCTAAGACTGGTGCTGATGCTAAGAAGATGTTCACTGACAAGGTGGTCCCCATAAACAGCAGGCTACCTTTCTTCTTCCGTCCTATCATGGATGGTATGGACAAGCCGAAGACTGAGCTTGCGTATCGTATACCTGCATCAAAGATTACAAAGAAGAACATGGCCACTGTTGAAGACGACAGTGTAATTGGTCTTGATACCACCATTGACTGGAAGAACACTGAGGAGAATTCTTACGATGGTGAGAAGTTACTATTCTTAGCACATGACGAGAGCGCAAAATGGGTCAGGCCGAACAACATCTTAAATAACTGGCGAGTAACAAAGACCTGTCTTAGGGTAGGTAGTAAGATTATTGGCAAGTGCATGATGGGATCTACATCAAATGCTTTGAGCAAGGGTGGTGATAACTATAAGAAACTATATGATGACTCAAACGTACTTAGCAGGAACGCTAACGGACAAACTAAGAGCGGTCTATACGCTTTGTTTATACCGATGGAGTGGAACATGGAGGGCTTTATCGATAGGTATGGGATGCCTGTGGTTCGAAAGCCTGTTGCTCCTGTTCTTGGTGTTGATGGGCAGATGATAAAGAATGGGGCGATTGACTACTGGGAGGCTGAGGTTGAGTCATTGAAGAATGACGCTGATGCACTCAATGAGTTCTATCGTCAGTTCCCACGCACGGAGTCACACGCATTCCGTGATGAGAGCAAGTCATCTATCTTTAACCTCACCAAGATTTACCAGCAGATTGACTACAACGATTCAGGTATTGAGGGGCAGATGGTTACACGTGGGTCTTTCCACTGGAAGGATGGCATCAAGGATAGTAAGGTGATATGGACACCTGACTCTAGGGGCAGGTTCTTAATTAGCTGGGTGCCACCAGTGTATTTGCAGAACAATGTACAAGTAAGGAATGGCGTTAAGTACCCTGGTAATGAGCACCTGGGTTCATTTGGTTGTGACCCTTATGATATCTCAGCAGTAGTTGGTGGACGTGGATCTAATGGAGCATTGCATGGTATGACTAAGTACCACATGGACGATGCTCCTGTCAACCAGTTCTTCTTGGAGTACATCGCAAGACCGCAGACAGCAGAGATATTCTTTGAAGAAGTATTAATGGCTTGTATATTTTATGGCATGCCTATGCTTGCGGAGAATAATAAAGCTCGTATATTATATCACTTTAAGAATAGAGGGTACAGGGCATTCAGCATGAATAGACCTGACCGTACATTGAATAAGCTTAGCAAGACAGAACGAGAGCTTGGTGGTATACCTAACTCATCCGAAGAAGTTAAGCAGTCACATGCTTCTGCGATTGAGTCTTATATCGAGAAGTTTGTAGGATTTGATTTAGCTAGTACGTATAGACCATCAGATGAAATAGGCACAATGCCGTTCACTAGGACGCTTGAGGACTGGGCAAAGTTTGATATTAATGATAGAACAAAGCACGATGCGTCAATCAGTTCAGGCTTAGCTATAATGGCAAATCAAAAACACGTATATTTACCGGAGAAAAAAGAGTCGAAAATTAGTGTTAATTTCGCAAAGTACGCTAACACTGGAAATCAAAGTCAAATTATTAGATAATGGCATGCGTCTATAGGCACATAAGAACGGACTTGAACATTCCTTTTTACATTGGGATAGGCAAAGAAGTCGCTAGAGCATACTCAAAGACTCATAGGAATGCGCACTGGAATTACATAGTTGATAAAACCAGTTATGAGGTTCACATTCTTTTTGACGATGTAAGCTACGAGTTTGCAAAAGAGAAAGAAAAAGAGTTTATTGAACTCTATAAAAGAAAAGAAGATGGAGGAATCCTTTGCAACCTTACCAAAGGTGGTGATGGAGTCCTTGGCATAAAACATACTGAGGAATCCAGAAAGAAAATGGGAGAGCCAAACAAAGGCAAGACCATATCAGAGTGGCATAGACAGAGGATATCTGAGTTTCATACAGGGAAAATAGTTTCTGAAGAGACGAAGAAAATAATGTCTGAAAAATTTATGGGTGAGAACAACCATAGATATGGGGTAAAGGCTTCTGAAGATACAAGAAAAAAGATGTCTGAGTCAGCTGTAAAAGGAGAGGGCCATCAGTTCTCTAAACTTAAGCAATCGGATGTATTAGAAATAAGAAGATTGAGTTCAGAAGGTATGAGTCAAAGAAAGATAGCCAAATTATTTGGAGTAGTTAAGTTTACTATACATAGTATAGTAAAAGGAATTACTTGGAAACACGTATAGAATGAAAGACGTAACAATAAATATCCCATCTACAACATTCCCTAGTCAGTTTGTACCTGACTCTGAAAAGGCTACTCCTGAATACGGATTATTAATAGGACAGGCAATCAGCGCGGAATGGTTCAGAAGAGAAGGAAGCTCTTGTAGATATTATAATCAATGGGGTGAGTTTAACCGACTGCGTTTGTACGCGAGAGGTGAACAATCTGTTCAGAAATATAAGAATGAGCTAGCCATTGATGGTGACTTATCTTATCTAAACCTTGACTGGACTCCAGTTCCTATCCTACCTAAGTTCGTTGACATTGTTGTCAATGGCATGAGCGATAGACTCTTTAAGGTAAAGGCATACGCACAGGATGCAATGTCTCAGGCAAAGAGAAGTAAGTATCAGGACATGATTGAGAGCCAGATGCTTGCTAAGGATCTGTTGCTAAAGATACAGAATGAAACTGGCGTTGATCCATTTGTGACTAACCCAGAGGAGTTGCCTCAGACTGATGAGGAGCTATCACTATACATGCAGCTTAAGTATAAGCCTGCAATTGAGATTGCCGAAGAAGAGGCTATCAATACTATTTTTGATGAGAACCACTACCAGGATACACGCAAGCGTATTGACTACGACTTAACTGTGTTAGGGATTGGTATTGCTAAGCATGAGTTCTTGCCAGGGGCTGGCGTACAGGTGTCCTATGTTGACCCTGCTAACGTGGTGTATAGCTACACCGAGGACCCATTCTTCCAAGACTGCTTCTACTGGGGTGAGATTAAGACTGTACCAATGACTGAGCTGTTGAAGATTGACCCTACCCTTACTCGTGAGGACTTGGATGAAATATCCAAATACTCTCAGAGCTGGTACGATTACTACAACACTGCTAGATTTTACGAGAACAGTTTGTTCTATCAAGATACCTGTACTTTGATGTACTTCAATTATAAGACCACAAAGAAGATGGTCTATAAGAAGAAGTTTCTTGAGAACGGATCTACTAGAGTAATTGAGAAGGACGATCAGTTTAACCCTCCATTAGAGATGATGGAGGATGGTAAGTTCGAAAAGCTTGAGAAGACCATTGACGTATGGTATGATGGTGTAATGGTGATGGGTACCAACTTCTTATTGAAGTGGCAACTATCTGAGAACATGGTGAGACCAAAGTCTTCTTCTCAGCATGCATTGCCTAACTACGTTGCAGTAGCACCACGTATGTATAAGGGTGTTATTGAGTCGTTGGTTAGAAGGATGATTCCTTTTGCTGACTTGATTCAGTTGACTCACTTAAAGCTACAGCAGGTTATTGCCCGTACAGTTCCTGATGGTGTCTTCATTGATGCTGATGGATTGAATGAGGTTGACTTGGGCACAGGTGCAGCATACAACCCTGAGGATGCGTTGAGACTATACTTCCAGACTGGTAGTGTTATCGGACGTAGTTACACTCAGGATGGTGAGTTCAACAACGCTAGGGTACCTATCCAGCAGTTGACATCCAACTCAGGAGCGTCTAAGACTCAGATGCTTATTGCTAACTACAACCACTACCTTGACATGATTCGGTCTGTAACTGGACTGAACGAAGCAAGAGATGGTTCTACTCCTGATCCAAATGCATTGGTTGGTGTACAAAAACTAGCGGCACTTAACTCAAATACAGCTACTAGACATATCCTTGAGAGTGGGCTATTTATCTATCGTTCACTTGCTGAGGCACTTACGTATCGTGTTGCTGATATATTGCAGTATGCTGACTTTAAGGATGACTTTGCAAATAAGATTGGAAAGTACAACGTGTCTATATTGAATGACATTAAGGATTTGTACATCTACGACTTTGGCATCTTCATTGAGATTTCTCCAGACGAGGAGCAGAAGGCACAACTTGAGCAGAACATTCAGGTTGCATTGGCTAAGGGAGACATCAATCTTGAGGATGCAATTGACATCAGAGAGATTAAGAATCTAAAGTTAGCGAACCAGTTGTTGAAACTCAAGAGAGTTAAGAAGCAGGAGCGTGAGGATAAGATGGCTATGCAGAAGCAGGAGATGGCAGCAATGCAGCAGATGCAGTCTCAGGAACTAGCAGCACAGACTGCTATGCAGAAGATTCAGTTGGAGGCTCAGGCTAAGATGCAGTTCAAGCAGGCAGAGGTGGCATTCGATATTGAGAGATTAAAGGCTGAGGCTGAGATGAAGCGAATGTTGATGGCTGAGGAGTTTAGTTATAGCATGCAGTTAGCAGGTGTAAAAGAAACCTCTCTTGCTGATCGTGAGAAGATGAAGGAAGATTCTAAGGCCAAGAGAATTAGCCAGCAGAACACTGAGCAGTCGAAACTCATAAACCAAAGAAAGAATAACCTACCTCCAATGAGCTTTGAATCTAACGAGGATACGCTTGATGGGTTTGACTTGGCAGAGTTTGAGCCACGATAAAAAAAAATCTATAAATTTGTAAACATAAAATTTAATTAAATGGAAATCAAAGTAAGATCACTAGATGCAGTTGAGCCAAAGAGCATGCAGGAAGTTGAACAAGAGCTTCTTGAAAAACATGAAAGGGAAATCAACGGTGAAGTACAAGTTGGCTTGGATACTTCTAATATTGACAATGCAGTTCAAGATAGTCAGCCTGAAGAGGATGAGCTATCGGAAGAAAAGGTTCTTTCATATATTGGTAAGAGATACAACAAGCAGATAAACTCATTTGATGAGTTGATGGAACAGAGACAAAGCAATGAAGAGTTGCCTGAGGATGTCGCTGCTTATTTGAATTATAAGAAGGAGACTGGGCGTGGCTTCGATGACTTCGTGAAACTCAAGAAGGATTACGATGCTATGGACCCAGATACCTTGCTTAGAGAGTACCTTGCAGATACGCAGCAGAATCTTGACGCTGAGGATATCGATGTCTTAATGGAGGAGTATACCTTCGATGAGGACTTGGATGAGGAGTCAAAGATTAAGCGTACAAAGATTGCAAGAAAGAAAGCTATTGCCGAGGCGAAGAATTACTTCAACTCTCAGAAAGAGAAATATAAGTTCCCGCTTGAGTCAAGTGGAATGGGCTTGTCTCAGGAAGAGAAGGAGGAGTTTGAAGCCTATCGTCAATATACAAAACAGTCAAAGACTGTACAGGAGGAGAGTGATCGGAAGCGTAGATGGTTCGACCAAAAAACAGATGAGGTCTTTAGTAAAGACTTTAAAGGATTTGAGTTCGATGTCAACGATAAGAAGATTGTATTTGCTCCGGCATCTGCTGCTGAACTAAAGTCAATTCAGTCTAGTCCAATGAACTTCGTTAATAAGTTCTTGGATGACAGTGGTTTGATTAAGGATGCAGCTGGATACCACAGGTCTTTGTCTATCGCTATGAATCCTGAGAAGTTTGCCAAGTTCTTTTATGAGCAAGGCCAAGCGGATGCTACTGATGACGTTTTACGTAAGACCAAAAATATAAATATGTCTGAGCGTAGAGCTCCAGAGGTTGCTACTAAGGGAGGAATGCAGGTGAGGGCGGTTGCTCCAGATTCTGGAAAGGGTCTAAAAATCCGCAGTATTAAAAAAATGTAACAACTAAAAACAAAACAAAACAATGGCAGTATTAAATACCCCGGGATATCAGTTGCAGCCAAGTGCTGAGCAAGTCCCTTTATCAACTAATTACATTACCAACTTTGACTTCTTGAACCAGTATCTTCCTGATACTTATGAGAAAGAATTCGAGCGTTATGGTAACAGAACAGTAGCTTCATTCCTTCGAATGGTAGGTGCTGAGATGCCGTCTAACTCTGACATGATCAAGTGGGCTGAGCAAGGTCGTTTGCATACCAAGTATGTAAACTGTGATTCTAACGCAGCTGCTGCTGCTGACACCGCTACTATCACTGTAAACGATTCTAACGTAAGTGGAATTGCAATCCGTGTTGGTCAGACTGTATTCATTTCTGAAAACTCTACAGGTCTTTCTAACAAAGGTATTGTTACCGCTGTCAACACTACTGCTGACACATTTGATGTAGCTTACTACGAAGCTGGTGGACAGACTTTCCCTGGAACTAACCCTCTTTCTGTTTGGATCTACGGTTCTGAATTTAAGAAAGGTACTCTAGGAATGATTGGTTCTTTGGAAGCTGAAGACGAAATCTTCGACAACTCTCCAATCATCATCAAGGACAAGTACGCTGTATCTGGTTCTGACATGGCTCAGATTGGATGGGTAGAAGTAACTACTGAGAATGGTGCTACTGGATACCTTTGGTATTTGAAGTCTGAGCACGAGACTCGTCTACGTTTCGAGGACTACCTTGAGACTGCAATGATTGAAGCAGTTCCTGCTGAGGCTGGTTCAGGTGTAGCAACTCAAACTGCTAACTCTCAGGTTGGTAACAAAGGTTCTGAAGGTATCTTCTACGTTGTGAACAATCGTGGTAACGTATGGGGTGGTGGTAACCCAACTACTCTTGCTGACTTTGATAGCATCATCTCTCGTCTTGACAAGCAGGGATCTATCGAAGAGAACGTAATCTTCGTTAACAGAGCGTTCAGCTTTGACATCGATGATATGTTGGCATCTCAGAACAGTTACGGAGCAAATGGTACCTCTTATGGTTTGTTCAACAACGACAGAGACATGGCTTTGAATCTTGGATTCACTGGCTTCCGTAGAGGTTATGACTTCTATAAGTCTGACTGGAAGTACTTGAACGATCCTACTATGCGTGGCGGTTTGCCAACTGGTGGTTCTGCTTCTGGCACTGTAACCGGTCTATTGGTTCCTGCTGGATCTACTACTGTGTATGACCAAATCCTTGGTAAGAACGCTAAGCGTCCATTCTTGCACGTTCGTTACAGAGCTTCTGAGACTGAAGACAGACGTTACAAGACTTGGATTACTGGTTCTGCTGGTGGAGCACAGACTAGCGATCTTGACGCAATGGAGGTAAACTTCCTATCTGAGCGTTGTGTATGTACCTTGGGTGCAAACAACTTCGTATTGTTCAGATACGGATCCTAATTGTAAATAATGGAGGGGCCGATTGGCCTCTCCTTTACCTTTAAATAAACAAGACAATGGCAAAGAAAGTAATCGGACCAGGTCCAAAGAAGGCTGTGATGCCAGGACAAAAGTTAAAAGAAAGTGCTACCGCAGTATTGGCTGCTAAGAAATTGGTAAGCGATAAGAAGAAGGCAGCAGAGTTGAAAGCAGCTAAGATGATGGTTGGAGCAGCGTCTACTAAAAACAAGCCTGTTCTAAACACCAAGAAGGTTGTTATCAAAGCTAAGTATCCATATTAATTAACTGAGGGGGTCGCTGTGACTCCCTCTATTTTCAAATTTTAAATTTAATCAAATGAAAAAAAATGTCACTAGCACGGACAAAATCTATAAGTTAAAAGGAGAAGCTGCTCCGTTATCTTATACGTTACCATCAAGAAACACAAGAAGATATCCTCTTCTTTATTTTGATGAAGAGAATAATGTAAACAGACCGCTGAGATACGCTATCAACCAGAGGTCTCCATTTGAGGATGAGCAGGATGGTAATGCCATCGTTGAGCCAGTAATCTTCGAGAATGGATTTTTAAGTGTACCAAAAAATAACCCAGTCCTTCAGCAGTTCTTACACTATCACCCACTTAATGGCAGAGCCTTTATTGAGGTTGACAATGAGAAGGATGCTGCTACTGAGGTAGAGAGACTTACATCTGAGGTTGACGCATTGATTGAAGCAAGACAACTTAGTATCGATCAGCTTGAGGTGGTATCAAGAGTACTATTGAATAAGGACCCAAATAGATTTACTACTGCTGAGTTAAAGCGTGATGTATTAATCTATGCCAAGAGAGACCCAAGAGGTTTCCTAAATATCTTAAATGACCCTATGCTTAAGTTGCAGTCAAATGTTCACGTGTTCTTTGAGCAAAAACTATTGACTTTCAGAAATGGCAACAAGGAGGTTTGGTTTAACACTGGATCTAATAAGAGAAAGATGTTGACCGTTCCTTTCGGTGAGGACCCATATTTCTGTGTTGCTGAATATTTAAAGACAGATGAAGGAATTACTGTTTTGAAAATGTTAGAAAATAACTTAGATTTGTAACGTAGTTTTTCATGGTTCACATAGATAGATGATTAAAAATGGGGGTGT